CGCAATACATCCATACGCTCATCATTGACCGTTGTCATATCACTCATATTGACAAACAATCTTGTCCTTGGTGGGGATGGGTGCATGTTTGTACAACATTCCCAGAAACTGAGTCTGCTTGCTGAATGGATTGCAGACTTGATGAAAGAGCGTAAGGCTCTCAAGAAACAGAGGGATTCGTTCGATAAAGGTACTACAGAATGGCAGATGTATGACTTAGCACAAAATAACAAGAAGATTATGCTTAACTCTCTCTATGGTATCCTCGGTTACATGAAATTTCATCTATTCAATGTCAACCTTGCTCAGGCTACTACTGCTATGGGTCAGGCAATCATCTCGACAGCAACATGTCACTTCGAGAACTTCATATCGGACAATATCAAGTTCGTCAACGTGACAGAGTTTGTATTATATCTGATGAATATCATACATGATTATGAAAAGCTTACGGACGAGGAGCTTAAATTATTCTCAAGAGTACCACCAGTAACATCTAAGCAGGTAGCCGATAGACTTGCAGATAAGGTCGGTTTTAATATCACTGAAGATGAGGCAATGATTATATCGAGAATAATTGCTTCCGCCGATGAGGACTGTCTCAAGCTGATGTATTATAAGAATAATCTCTTCGAATTCCTCAATATACCTTTCTGTCAGTCAATTAATACTGAGCTTCTCAACTCTATCATCATTCTCCGTAATGGTGATATCGATACATTCGACTTTATGGGCGAAGAATGGTGTGATACTGTAGCACGTGACGATTCTAAATCAATACTGCTTGAAATCATTAAGATGCTCAAAGTATTCGTACTTTATAAGCACCAGATATTCGATAGAGTACGTCGAACTAGATACACTAATAAGTCTGCGGTACTTTATATCGACACGGACTCTAACTTCATCTCGGTAGTTAAGTATATTATGTATGCTTACTCACTTAAGAATGCTATCACTGAGAATAAGGATGAGTTCACATTTAAGTCGGTAAATATCTTCACAATGATTCTGACTATGTCTATCTCAGAAGCATTTGAATCATTTACTGAGGCTAGACAGATTGCCCCTGAGTGGGGTAAGAAGCTTGCAATGAAGAACGAGCTTTATTGGCCAATTATCGTATTTGGTACTGCTAAGAAACGATACTTTGGTCAGGTATTACTCCAAGAGGGTAAATTCATCAATGGCATCGACAACCAGCGTGTAGTTGCTGGGTTTGACTTTAAGAAAGCCGGTACTAAGGAATCAGTAAGACAGAAATGTCATGAGCTTATTGATACCCAGATTATCCTTGCACCGGAGATCGATTTGAGAAATATTCTAAGAGCTGTAAGAGAATATGAAGCAGAGATTAAGGTACTGCTTCAGGAAGGTGATAACTCACTCTATAAGCAGCTTACGGTTCATCCCGCTGCAAGATATAAAGCTCCATTGTCTAATCAGGGATATAAAGCGGTGCATCTTTGGAACGCATTTAACCCTGCAGAAGAGATGGCATTCCCTGCTGAAGTCGACCTGGTTCCAGTTACACTGGATACTGGTATGTCAAAGAAGAAGTATCTCATGATGCGTGATGACCCAGAGGCATTCTTTAATAGTAAAGAATCCGATGCAGCAGTTCCTTTTAAGAAGCTATATTATGAGCACAGAGAAATCTTCGAGAATTATTATCGGAACATTCTTATGTCATCTAATGAGTATGAATGGACTATGTCTATCACATGTATAGCTAAACCGCGTGATATGACTAATCTACCAGCATGGATGAAAGATATAATCAACTCATCCAAAATTATCACAGACGTTGTTAACCTTATCAATCCTATCATCGACCCACTTGGTCCAAAGATTCAGAAGACAGGTGCAACAACACAGCATTATACTAACATCGTGAATATCTGAGCCGGTTGATTTATACTTCACCGGCGACAGATTTCATAAATATTTATTAATCATAGGAGGAATACTTATGTCAAAAGGCACAGAATTAATCACAATCCAAAAGCACAATAAGCTCAACCGAGTATTTCGTGAAGACGATATCGGTCCAGGCGGGGCTCATCATGAGTATCGTATCGTTTGTGCAGATAACGAGAACTACTCTTTCCCACTTATCATATTCCAGAAGGGACCTCGTAAGGATGAGAAGAGTATCAGAGGCGTACTTGATACTGACCTGCTCGAAATTGTAAGAGACCGTCTTAAGTTCTTCCAGGGAGGAGATTTTGCTTGCGAAGAGAATGCTGAAGCTCTCAGACACCTCGAAATCGCACTCATGTATATGAATAAGCGTGTCGAGGACAGAGCTGAACGTCAGGTACTCGGTACCAATAACAAATGAAAAATATTGGCTATAGGTCAGCCGACAATAGCTAGTCGGCTGATTGATTATACAAGGAGGTTTAACAATGGCTTTTAACAACAATGGGGGAACCGAAAGATTCCCAATTAACACACAGTCACTTATATTCTTCAGTGATAACGTAATGATGTCACTGAAGTTCAGTGATAATATCTGTATTGTATCATTCAGGGATGCCAAATACGATGAAAACGGTAAACGTTCATTCCCACGACCAACTGGCGGAGATAAGGACCTTTCAGCTATTCTTACCCGCGAAAAGGCGGCAGCTTTTATGAATCGCATTCGTAGTGAATTCATACCAAAGTTCCAGGAATACGTGGATACGAGAAATGATGATACCACCTTCAATAAGGGCTTCAGTATCGGTGTCGCAACCAATAAGGATCTTACCAACGTGCTCTCTATTTCTACAGGTAAACCTGAATCTGGCCCATATATTCCAGAAATCGTATATTCTACAGACATCGACGCGGCTACACGTCTTCCTAAGACAGTTAAGGTATTCAAGATGACCGATACAGTACCAGTTATCATTGGTTACGATCCATCCACAGGTGATTTTGAATCCATCGAAACTGAATATCCACAGATTATCACATTCATCACAGCACTCGATGAGTTTGTAAAGTCTCAGTGTAATGGCACTGTTCATCAGATTGAAAGCCGATATGGTAATACCAACTATAAGACTCGCACAACCATCAATCAGATTGCCATGAAGAATGGTATTCAGATTGAGGCTCCTGCTTACCAGCAGAAGACTGGAAATACACAAGCGTTCACACAGTCAGCTCCACCAGCACTTGAGCTTAAGCAGTTCGATGGTGATATGGCGGCGTTTATGCAGATGACCGGAGCAAGCGACAGTAATCCATTCTAAGGAATTCGTATCAGGCGTTGATATATCACTCAACGCCTGATTTTTTTGAAGGAGAAATCACATGGAATTTGACTTCTTAAGACCTGTAACCAAAACAAGGGATGAGGTATTTCTTGTTAAATTCCGAGGCGGTATGAAGAATGCCGGAGAGCTACTTTATAATGCAGCAACACAGTTACCGGACTTCAAGTCGTACTGGCTCGAAAACTACACAAAGTTTGCCAACTTACTCGACAAGTCTGCCGAGGAGAGATTTAACTTACTCTCACCGTTTACAAGTGCCGAGTTTCTAAAGTTCATGGCTTTATCATTCAAGCACTTTAATAAACTTGGATTTAGCAACGCGTCTCAGGATTACGCAAAGCTAATGGCACTATCTAATCCATACTTTGCATCAGTTACAAATGTTGAGATAATGTTACATGAGTTCCTAACATATGACTTCTGTAAGAAGATTTATATCTACGATACAGCATTCTCTGATATCACTAAGAAGTTCTTAAGAGACTCATTTGGTAGAGCAAATGGCCCACGCATATCCTTACTGGAAGGCTCGTTACTTGATATCATAACAGCTAAACCTGAGATTACCACTATCATATGTGACTCGGCCGATGAGGTGCTCGAGGTTATTGAATCGGAACCTGAGGGGACTGATAAATTCTATAAGAAACTCTTCCTGATATCAGCATTGCCGAATATTCGAGTCGACGCTGATGCTATGGATAAGAGTTTCTATAAGCATCAGAAATTCTTATCCGAAACCAAGCAACGCTTCAAATGCGAAGCTAACTGGTTTCAGTTAAAATATGTCACTGACTACAAGGGTGACAAATCTACAGTATACTTTAAAGGAGAGAAACCGAATGATGAATCAAATGACAAAACATGAGGAGCTTAAGAACGAAATTCGTGCAAGTCTTAATCTCATCGAATCTGCAGAATATAAAGCAATTCTGCGTGCAATCTGCGAAACTGCTGCCGAAGTAGTTACCAGAACACTTGGTCCATATGCCAGTACCACGGTACTTGATGATGGAGTCAATGCATTCTCTACTAAGGACGGTTGGACAGTTCTGGACCACCTGTTACTCGGTGATCCTGTACACTCAGTACTTTATAACTATATCAAGCGTATTAGCTTCACTCTCAACTCAAGAGTTGGAGACGGTACGACAACTGCTCTTGTCGTTGCAAACCACTTCATCCAGCTCTTCGACCAGATGATGGCAGAGATACGCCAAATCAACTCACGTATCAGACAGGCTGAGCTTATTGAAAAGATTGAGTCTATGAAGGACTTAATCATTACCGAGCTCAACAAGGACACCCATAAGCATATCATCGAAGATACCGGCGACGACTGTAAGTTCGAAGATATCTATAATATCGCATATATCTCCTCCAATGGTAACGAGAAGATATCCGAAACTATCAGAGAGATTTATGAGAAGACTCATAACCCTAACATTCACGTTACACTCTCCGATACTGATGAGACTACATACACAATTAACAGAGGTTACAAACTCGACTGTCACCTGCTCTGGGCACCTCTCTATCTCAGAGGCGATAAGGAGTTCGTAAATACTCGTAATCCACGTGTCTTCATCTTCGACCACATGGTGAAGTATAACGAACACTACAGCATTATCAATGATATCGTCAACCTGGCTAACAGCGAACATTCTCAGGCTATCATCTTTGCACCAAGTTATGATGACCAGATTCTTTCTGCTCTCGGTTCTGCTATTAAGGGTGCTGCTGAGAAGGTTGTAAATGCCGGTGAACTTTCAGTAATGCTCTTCCAGCTTTCACTTACAAGTAAGGCACTCAAGGATTATGCTGCTGACTTCGCTATTCTCACTGGCTCTGAAATCGTTAACTATACAAAGGTGCGTATGTTTAACTTCCTTAAGACGAACGCATCTGATGAAACGGTCGAAAACTACGAGCATTATTACGGAGACTCCGATGAATTCCATATGATGTTCCCATCACAGGAATGCCAGAAACCATCCGCGATTATTGAAGGTTCTGCCGGTAGAGCCCCAAGACTTACTATTACTGAAAAGTATCTGCTTCTTGAAGATTACTCAAAGGATACAGTTGCATATCAGGCGGCTCTTGCGGCACTCAAGGAAGACTTCAACTCTGCTAAGGAAAAGGTATTCCATCATGCAGAGACACTTGAGAAGGATTATATGGAGGCACACCTCAGACTCGTTAAGTTCGTCGGTGATACCGGCGTAATCTTCGTTGGTGGAGACTCCGAACTCAAGAAGAGATGCACAAGAGACGCTGTGCTCGACGCGACACTCGCATGTCGTTCGGCATATGAGAACGGTTATATCAGAGGCTTCAATCTCGAAACTATGTCCGTTATATTTGACCTTGTTACAGCAATCGAAGCTAATGAGGATTCTACACCGGATGATTATATCAACCATACTATCCTCAGATA